GTAGAGCATTAGCAAGAGTGACAACACCGCTGTTTTCAGAGCGGAGCATGTTCGTTCCTGCAACCACGTCTTGAACTGGCGAAGCGGCTGCCGCCCTTGCGTTGGTGTGGTAGAGATTGGTTGTTCCTTCACTGAGGTCATCGGAATCAAATCCTGAAATGGTGCTGGGACCTGCCGGTCCGGCTGCACCCGTTGCACCTGCTGGGCCGGTAGCACCTGCGGGTCCTGCTGGGCCGGCTACCGTGGAATCCGCACCAGGAGCACCAGCTGCACCTGTCGGGCCTGTAGCTCCTGCTGAGCCGGTTAGGCCGGTCGGACCAGTAGAGCCCACGGAGCCTGTGGCACCGGTTGGTCCCGCCGGACCCGTTGCTCCGGCCGCTCCGGCTGCTCCAGTGGAGCCTGTGGCTCCTGCAGGTCCTGTTGCGCCTGCTGGGCCGGTAGCACCCGCTGCACCGGTTGGCCCCGCTGCCCCAGTGGCACCTGTCGGACCTGAGGCATAGGGCAGGCTGCTCCAAGCAGTCGTTCCAGTGCCAATCTTGAATGTCATCGTTGTCGTGTCTAGCCCCACCTCGCCCAAGGCAAGCACTGGGTTTATAGCCGCCCAGTTGGCTGTGGTATCCCGCCGAAGCTGGATCTTGTTAGGCATTACGCGGTCCCCCCGTCGTAGTTTGTAGTTGTGTAGGTTGACCCAGAGGCTCCACCGTCAACACTCTTGAGAGTCTGCCCATAGGCCTGCCCTCCGTTGGGGTTGACTACTGTGAAGTCTGGAATCTTTGTATCAAGGCGTATGTATCCCCTTGTTACCTGTCGAGCAATGTTGCGAATCAATCCGATGTTCTTCAATGGCATTCCCTCCAGTTCTTTCCGATCTGATAATTACCTGCCATGGGTATTCTTAGGTTGAAGTCTTCGCCAGCCAAACGAATGGCGTCTGCTGCCATCTCTCCAATTTCTTTCGGGTCTCCGTTACAACAGATCTGCCACTCATCGTGAATGTTGGCCATAAAACGAGCATCGTCTGGCAACTCCTTTGACAGCCGGACGAGAGCCTGCTTCATGACTACGGCACCAGCCGACTGCAGAAGCAAATTCAACGCCATGTGCGGCGATCGAATAGGCAAAGGCCGTCCATCAAGGCCGATCAAGACCCCCGACTGAGCAACCTTGAAGGCAACCGCATCAAGAAGTTTCTTGAACGCGGGGTTGGCATCGAAGAAGGCGTCACGAAGTTTCTTTCCTGACTTTACGGAGCCATCTCCAAAGTCCCGACCAAGCTTGAAGTCACCAGCCCCATAGATCATGGAGAAGATGAACGTCTTGGCTTGGTCTCGGGTCTCAAGCCCGGCTGCCTGCTGGTTGGCGGTATGGATGTCCGTCTCCAGCACCTTCTGTGCATACTCACCGTCGTCCCAGTGGGCCATGTAGTGGGCAAGGAGTCGAAGCTCCAGTGCTGCTGCGTCAATACCGACCTGATGTTCGTACCCAGGTACCGGGCCAAAGAGGGATCGGAACTCTTCACCAAACGGCTTGCCTGGTCTAGGTACTTGGGCAAGGTTTGGTCTCTGGTGTGACATACGTCCTGACACACATCCGTTTGTGATGACGCCGCCGTGAATGGCACCGTCCTCGCAGAACTTGAACCACTGAGCCAACTGGCCCATCCTTTTCTCGAGCATCAGGTAGCGGGCTAGTGATTGAGCGGCTGGATACTTGAGAGAACCAAGCACGGTCTCGTCCACCTTGGGACGGCCGGTCTCAGTCAGGTCCTTTGGCTTCCAACCGTAGGTCTCAATCATTCGAGAACCGATCTGGGTTCTACTTCCTGGGTTGAACACCTCGATCTTCTGCTTCAAAGGCTTGCCGGTCGTCTTGTGGTACCGCTGCGGTTCGGTTTTATCTTGGAAGATCTCCCGAAGTTCAGCAGTGATATCGACCATCTCTTTTGAGATTTCCTGTTCCAAGTCCACGGCGGAATCGAGGTCATAACCCATACCGGTTTCGATTTGGCCGTTTATCACCCACGCCACATCATGCTCGAGCAAGACGGCCTGTTTGATATCCGCCGCCATCGGGGCAAGGTGCCTATACAAGTGAGCAGTGACCAAGGTGTCTTGGATGCAGTAGTCCTGCATCTCTTGCCGCCACTCCGACCAGGGCTCAAAGCCTTGGTCTTTACACCACGCCTTGTAGCCGTCCTTAGGAAGCCCAAGGAAGGCACCCCAGTTATCCAGGCTGTTCCCGCCTGCAACATGAGCCTGTGGGTCGGGGTAAAGGACCCGGCTCATTAGCAAAGTGTCGAGTTGCTTGGTCTGTATCTTCAGGCCTGAGATCTGCTCGAGCACTACGGTGTCGAACATGATCGAGTTGTGACCTACAAGTACGTCGGCAGAGTTGAGATGATCAACTGCTTCGCTGAGTTGGTGGGACCGGAACACTTGAACTTGGTTTGTTCGCAGGTCTCGGGTAACGACGAGATGGATGGCCGTTGGAAGGCGGTCACCCACGTTGGTCTCGATGTCCCAGACCAGTACGGTCTGGGTGTTACTCATCCGAGATCCGTATCCTCTGTGGCATCCTTCTTAGGACGTGCCTT